GCTTACGCGCAAGCTGGTAACCAGCGCGCACTTGGTTCGTTTGTTGAACCACGTTTCACCCATTTCGACTTTCACCGCCTTGGTGTCGAGCGTCGAACGTATCGTTTCGATTTTTTTTAGGCAAATGGTATTCGCTGATCCAAACAAAAAATCCTGCTTGGCGGCGTCCATTGCTTCAAGCACCTCCTTCTTTAAGGCGTCGCGGCGGCGTGACAGTTCTTTGATTTTAGAGTCGAGCTGAATGAATTCATCCACGGTGTTCATTGTGTTTTCCTCTACGCTGCATTCTTGATTGAGTTGGCATCGGCCGCCTCGAAGATGAAGTCGGCTGCCTTTTGAGCGGCGGCGGCCGCTTGAACGATGGCTTTGTTGTCGTCCTTTAAAATTTTAAGCCACGAGGCGAGGTAGCTGGCGTGATCCTCACGCGGCTCGGCGCTGATGCCGAGGCTGCCGCAGATGAAGGCCGCGCCCATCTCGGCGACTAACTCTTCCTTGGCGTAGTTCTTGGTGCCGAAGCCGGTCTTGAGGTTGCGGTCCAGGCGGCTTTCGTGACCGGTCATGTGGACGTATTCGTGCGCCAGGGTGGCGTAGTACGCCTCCGCGCTGTGGAAGTCCTCGAAGGCCGGCATCTGGACGTAGTCCATGCTCGGCACATAAAAGGCGCGACCGCCGCCGTGGCGAGTGTCGAAGCCGACGGTGTCGAAGAACCGCTGCGCCTCGGCGTCGCGCGCGTCCGGGTTGGGGTTTTTGATCTCGGCGTTGTACTTCTCCGGCAGGCCGTCGATCTGGTTCTGGTTGAAGACGGTGTAGAGGCGGATCAGCGGGATGGTCTTCTCGATTTTGGTCTCGCGGTCCTCGATCTTGAGCGGCTTGAAGAAGACAATCTGCGTGCCCTTCTCGCCGCCGCGCACTTGAGCGCCGACCTCCTGGGCCTGCTTGTAGGTGAACCAGTAACGACCGGCGTGGCCGGAGAGGCCGAGCAGCCAAACGTTGATGCCCTGGTAGGGCTGGCCGTTGGCTCGCAGGGGCAAGCCGCCCGTGGTGGCCCAGGACTTCTGCCAGGGGCGGGTGCCCGCTTCGAGGGCGGCGATGATCTTGTCGGTGATGACTTGATAGGTGTCGGTGCGTTTCATGTTGATCTCCCTTTTTGTTGACTTATCTTATACAAAATCTGTACCGCGCCGTCAAACAGTGAAACCGCTTCAGCCTAGTTGATGCGGTCGAACAGCGCGGCGACGTCGGCAGGAACGTCGTCGGCGACGATGTAGCTGTGTTTGTAAACTTGGCCTTCAGCGGCGAAGTTCTCGCCGCCCATGGCGATGATCTCGTCGACAAAGTAGAAGCGCGAGTAGTCGCTACCGTTATCGGTCACTTTAATTGTGTTCGAATTGTGCATCTCGACGCGGCAGATGATTTGCCGGATCACCTGCTTGGCGGCGAGGGTGTTCGTGATAGAGCGGTTCATGTGGTGACCTCCTGTATTTGTCTAATTTTCTTATACAGGTGTTGTACCATCACTTGCAACACTTTTTTGTGTTAAAAATAAAAAAAAATTAAGCCTGTGAAATTGGCGCTTGCGTTTGCTACTAATTCGGTGCAGAACCAGTACCCGGGTTACAATCGAATTAGATTTTAAAAATTCAGTTCGACGAGGTTGACATGGTTCAAAAAGTGCAGACCCAAATGTGGCTGACCGCCGACACGCACGCTGCGTTGAAGTCGGCGGCGCGTGTTGAGGGCGTCAGCATGGCGGCACTGGTCGATCAAATTCTACAGTCTACCCTGCCCGCTCGGATAGAGCGGCACGTTCAAAATCTTGAGAGGATGCGGCGCGCTGCTGGCGAGGTGGCGTGAACACCATTGGTGTCGACCCGGGGTTGCGGGGTGCCATCGCGTGCATTTTTGAAGACGGCCTTGTGGCGGTTGCTGACATGCCGACTTTGAGGGTGATTAGAAACAATAAGACAAAACTTGAAATTGACATTGTTAAGTTGTGCGTGATTTTTCAAAGTTTTGGAACAGCAGAAGCAATGGTCGAGAGGCCGCACGCGATGCCCGGCCAGGGTGTCGTCTCATCGTTTTCGCTGGGCAAGGCGTGCGGCATTATCGATGGCGCTTTGACGGCGATGATGATACCGGTTTCGCATGTTGCGCCGGCAACGTGGAAGCGCGACATGGGATTGAGTTCGGACAAGAACGAAAGCAGGCGTCTGGCGTCACAGCTTTATCCATCCAGTTCTAGTTTGTGGAAGCGCGTCAAAGACGACGGCCGCGCGGAGGCTGTTTTACTGGCCCACTATTTAAGGAGTGTAATGTGAACAGAAGTGACATTTTACAGCAGGCCGACGATCTTATTAACAACGACCGCGCGAGGCAGCACGGCGACGTTAAAAAAACATTTGCTGACATCGCTGCGCGATGGTCGTCATTAACCGAGACGCCGCTTGAGCCGGCTGACGTTGCTTTGATGTTGATTGAATTAAAAGTGGTCCGCGCTGCGCACAATCCGAAGCACGCTGACAACTGGCGTGACATCATTGGCTATGCCGCGCTCGGCGCAGAGGTCGCGGGGGCTGCTGATGCCGAGTAATCTGGAAAAGTTTGGCGTCGAGCACTTGAGTTACAGCCAGGGTGCGATGTTTATCGCCGACCCAGCTAGATGGTGGCTGACGTATGTGTTGGGCCATCGCGAGCCGTCCAACGCGGCCATGGAGCGGGGCAAGGCTGTCGAGTTTGGAGTTGAGCATTTTTTAAAAAATGAATTTGTTGACGTCGACGATGCGATTGACGAGGCCGTTAAATATTTTAATCGTGCTACTGCGTTGCTGGTCAGTAACGAACAGCGGCAGAAGGAGCTTGTTGGTATCCCAGGTATGGTCGCGTGGGGGATCGAGGCGATAAGGCCGCTTGGCGTGCCACTTGGTTATCAAGAAAAAATTGAGATCACGCTCGACGATGTGCCGGTGCCGGTTATTGGCTACATTGATTGGACTTTCGATGGTTTGATCGTTGATCTGAAAACGACAAACAGAATGCCGTCAAAGATCAGCTCGTCGCACCGGAAGCAGGGGGCGCTGTACCGCGCGGCCAAGGGTAATTACGGCGTCCAGTTTTTATACACGACGCCGAAGCGTTCCTGTTTTTTGGAGCTTGAAAATGATCGTAAGGATTTAAACGAACTTCGCCGCGCGTTCCGCGCGATGGAGGCTCTGTGCGGGTTGAGTGACGACCGCGCTGAGATCGAGGCTATCTTGTGCCCAGACTTCGACAGCTTCTACTGGTCTGACCAGCAGACGCGAGACAAGGGGCGAGAGGTCTTCAAAATTTAACTGTCACGCAACGAGGAAAGGAAAAGACAATGGGACTCGGATTACCGACTGGCGGCGGGTCCGCCGATTTTGTGCAGTACATCAAATACAACGCCAAGGCCGGCCGATGGTACTGCAAGAACGATGATGGTGAGGCTGAGGTTAAGCAGCTCACCGCTATTTTTGATTTGGCACAGATCAAAACTGGCAACTTCAAATACGCCGCAGGTGTCGCGCCGGATTATCGGTTTGACAGCAGCGCCGGTGCTTGCGACGCCGCGAGCGACGAGGGTTACAAACGCGGTTTCTATGTCTTGATGTACTCTCCGAAAACTTTGGGTGGCGTGCGCGAATTTTCCAGCAACGCTGGCACCGTGAACGAGGCGATGAACGACTTGTATTCCGCGTTTGAGGCTGCGGCCGAGGCAAAGGCCGGGAAGTGTCCGGTCGTCACATGTGAAGACGTGCAGCCTGTCGAAAACAAACACGGCACGAATTACAGGCCGGTATTTAAAATCGTGAAGTGGGTTGATCGACCCGACGATCTGCCACTTCAAAAGGCTACCGTCGCCACGCAGGGCTCACCCTCCCCCGCGAAGGCGTCGGCAGAGGCTGCGGTCCCGCCTGCGGCTGATGACGACGACGAGTTCTAACTCGCGTCTGGTGCCGCCGGGGTTTGATCACCCTGGCGGCACTTCAACTTTTGAGCATGAGGGTGCTGATGAATACATACAAAAATTTCGCGCCGGCCTTGGTCGAGCTTGGCTACGACACCACGCCGGTGTCGGGTAAGGCTCCGATCCTCAACGGCTGGCAGACCCGCCCCGCCGCCGCGCTTGAGTTTGACCAGCACGCGGAGAAATCGATTGGCGTCTTACTTGGTGGCTTGCACAACCTTATCGCCGTCGACGTCGACGTGATGAACCCGTTCGCCGCGAACTCGATTGAAAAGCTGATCGACGATATCCTTGGATCTGGGCCTCGACGAGTTGGCAAAGCACCGAAATTTTTGATGGTGTTTAAAACCGACCGTCCGATGCGTAAAATTAAGACTGCTGTGTTTGACATTGAGGCTTGCGATGACGACGGCTGCGTCGAGGTTCTTGCGGAAGGCCAGCAGTTTGTGGCCAGCGGCATCCACCCAGACACGTTAAAGAAATACGAGTGGCCCGGCGACAGTCTTTTAGACTTCGCCGCTGCCGATCTACCGACGGTCGCAGTCGACGACGTCGTCAGGTTTATTGAAGCGGCGAACAATGTGCTGGCGCAGTTTGGCACGCCGAAGCGTTCTTCGCGCGGCGGAGGCAGCGTGCCGCCGAGGGGGTTGTCTGCGCTGAATTTGAAGGAGCTGAAGGCCGCTGTTGACGAGATCGAAGAGGCGATGTCGTTCATTCCAAACGAGGACGTCCACTACGACGATTGGGTTCATATGGCGCACGCGATCAAGGGTGCGCTCGGCGAAGCCGGCAGGGATATTTTTTTCAGGTGGTCTGCACGCTCGTCAAAAAATGACGTTGATCAAAACGAACGTGTGTGGCGCAGCATCGGCGACGTAACGCGCGTCGGTGCCGGGTCGATTTTTTACATGGCGGATCGGCACGGTTTTGATCTGAGCGCACACAGAAGGAGCAAGTGTGCGACCGCAGCCACTACGTCAATGACGCAGTTTGACCCCAAAACCGGCGAGATAATTGATGATGACGATGACCAAGAGCCTTTTAAAATCGGCAGGATGGTCGGTTTTAATCCGCGCTCGATTAAGCCGCGTCGGTGGATTATCGACGGACGATATATCCGAGGTAAGGTGACGCTTACGATAGCGCCTCCTGGGGTTGGTAAGTCGACGCTTACAATGATGGAGGCGCTCGCTGTTGCGGCTGGTCAAGATTTTGCTGGCCGGGAAACAAAAATCCGTGGGCGGGTTTGGATTTACAACAACGAGGACGACGAGGAGGAGTTGCACCGCCGTCTGGTCGCCGCCGCCAAATCCATGCGGATAAATTTAGCCGACATTGAGGACAGGCTGTTTGTGAACTCGGGTGAGACGCAGCCACTGCTGATTGCTCGCGAGGGCGACAGGCCCAGCGAGACGATCATCACAGACCACGTCGACCACTGCGTTCGTCATATTCGCGAAAATAAAATCGATTTGATTTTAGTCGACCCGTTGGTTGAGACGCACACTGTCAGTGAAAACGCGAACGACGCGATGAACCGTGTCGCCCGTGCGTTCCGTCAGATCGCCCAGTTTGGCGATTGCGCCGTTTCGCTGGTTCATCACAGCAGGAAGGTCGCCAGCGGCGACACGAGTTCGTACGCCGGTAACGCCGACACCAGTCGTGGTGCCAGCTCGATTGTGGGCGTGGCTCGCGTGGCGCAGACCATCTACCCGATGACCCGGCGCGACGCCGACAAGTACAACATCGACGACCAGAACGTAAATCGATACGTTCGGCTTGACGACGCTAAGGCCAACCTATCGCTTGTCAGCGCGGAGGCAACGTGGTTCGAGCGTCAGGCTGAGTTTGTACCGCACGGCGCGCTGGGCTTGTCAGGGGACTGGGTTGGCGTGCTGAAGCACGTTGACCTCAAGCCCGACGAGGAGGCCGAGACGGAGCGCAGAGAGGGCTACAGCGCCCTTCTCAGGGCCGCGTGGCAGCACGTCGATGAATTTGATGAGACGACGGTCTACACGGTCGCTAGACGTCTGGCGTGGAGCGACGCCGGCGAGTTCCATAAGTATCGGGTCGAGCGAGCAGATGCTAAGACGGTGTCGAACACACTTCAGCGGATGCTGAAGAACGCGGCGGAGGCCGAGGTGCAATGGGCGTCGGAGGGCGTGTTTTGTACTGTTGCTATATCTCCGGATGGCAAGAAATTGTGCCGGAAAAAGAGAGGTGTGTGATGGTTTTGAATGTTACTGATCCACTGATCCAAATGGTGTGTTTTTCAGTGGATCAGCCCGGGTTTCTGCGGTTTTTTGCAACTGATCCACGGCGCCTTGTATCAGTGCGTGGATCAGGTTAAAAAAATCGTTTAAAATCAACACTGATCCACTGATCCAACTGATCCACCCGTAGGGGGACGATTTTTTGGATCAGTCCCCCACGGGGACTTCGTCCCCCCAAAATAAATTGGCAAATAAATTGGCAGCTTGCCAGATTAAATTGGCAGCTTGCCAGATTAGAGGAGAGCGAGATGGCGGCCAGAAAAATGAAGGCAGATCGGATCACAAACCCCGACCCGATTGGCGACGCAACGTACGAGGCGATCTATGCAGCGATCAGGCCGCTTGATCGGGTGGCGCACGAGATGGAGACTAAGTGGGGGGTCGAGCGATTACTGTCGTTAATCAGCCCTGAGACGGCGGCTAAATTTGGAAGCGCGAAGGCTAAGCTGGACACGGCGATTGACGCAGCCGATCCAGACATGGTTGCGAAGAGAGCCAGCACGATGATCCGGGGATGGCAGGCAATGGACGCGGAGGCGACGGCCGCCGGCAAAAAGCCAATTGCGGAAGAGCTTGAGGTGTGGGTCGGCGAAGACGACGACGGGAACCTGTTCAGCGTTGTGCGCACCGCGCCAGAGGCCACGCACCTTGCCAGAACGGTCGGTGGAAAAATTTATTACCTTGAAGAGATTATCAGGCTGCTGAATTTTTTTGAAAAAAAGACACCGGTTGTGGCGGAAATTAAAAAGCACTTTCCGGACGCGTCTTTGGTTGGGGTTAGCGAAAGAAACGAATTGAACGATGACATACCATTTTAACACAGTGGACTTGTAAAATGTTTTGGAGTATGTTTTGCGGATGAAATTTTACATCTACGCCTTGATTGACCCGCGCGACCTCAAGCCTTTTTACGTTGGAAAAGGCACATCGGCGCGCCGTTTTAATCACATGAAAAATATACCCAACAGCACCGTGGGGCCGAAGGGCCAAAGAATTGCAGAAATTGTTGAAGCCGGATTGACCGTGCAGCCGGCCGTTTTGAGCTGGCACCAGACTGAAGAAGAGGCCTACGAGGCTGAGAAAAAAAAGATTGCTGAGATCGGGTTGGAAAATTTGACAAACAAAGCCATTGGCGGCAATGGCGACAGGAAAATACATCAGGTTAAGTTGACTTCAAAACAGGAGCAGTTTGCGCGACTTGTGGCCGCCGGCGAAAGCCAAAGCGACGCTTACCGCGCGACGTATAATTGCCGAAACACCTTGGACAAAACAATTCACGAGTCGGCTAGCAGGGCTGCGGCCGATCCCAAGATAGCCGCAAGGATCAAGGAGCTGCGGGCGCCTGCTGTGCGTAAAATTGAGCTGACGGTTGAGAAATTACTGGAGCGGCTTAACGACGCGCTTGAGTTGGCCGAGCAAACCGATCAGCCGAGCGCCATGGTCGCGGCGATGCGGGAGATGGGCAAGCTGGCCGACCTGTACCCGGCCG